TTTACGATTGAATCCTGCCATTGTCTTTTTCCTCCGTGGGCACCCAGGCCCTACCGGTTGTTAAGCTCGTGGAACGGCCAATATCTGCATGACCTTGAGTTCCTGGAGACGGGTCGCCCCGAAGGCGGCCGAGACGCCGATCTGCCAGGGCGCCATGCGCAGGTCGTAACGCTGAACGATCTTAGTGTTGATTCCCTGCCAGGTTCCGAAATGCATTCCGGTTTCGTGATAGACCGGCACCTGCCAGAACGGATCGACTGTCTGAGTCAGCAACTCGCTGTGGATGAACCGAATGCCCAGGAAGCGCGTGATCTTGCCTTCCTCGAGCACCGGAGCGTCGGGTTGGTTGAAGTCGCGGTTGATTACCTGCGCTTCGGCCAGGAGATCGTCGAGCTGGACCGCTGCCGCCACGCAATAAAGCGATCCCATGTCGAGGTCGACTTCATTCTGTAAGAGCAGCCTGCGCGCCTGCCGTAGCTTCGCGACCGTCAGACCAGTATTGCCCGAGGCACCATAGTTGACTGCAATCAAGTTGCCAGCGGGATACGGAGTCGTATAGTTGCCCTGCTCGCCGGTATTCGAAGTCTCAAAGAACGCCCGAATGCATTCGGCGTCTTGGGCGCGGTTCATGCCCGCCACAATGGCCTGTGACCAGGAACCCTTCGGATCAGCTTCGGTCTGGAGCTGGTCCCAGTCATCGAAGGCCGCATATTCGTCCCAGGCCTTCGGATAGGCCCAGCGCGAATCATTGACCAGCTGCGTGAATGCGACCGGCTCAAGTCGGTTCACGCGCTGAGATGGATTCGTCTTACCAACTTGCCGAATCGCCTGCGCAGCCTTGGAGCCCATGTGATTCTGCTGGCGGAACGACATCGGAATCCTCGCTTCCATCTGTTGGGCGAGGAGTTCGAAGATCTGAGTGAACTTGATTTCATACAGTCCACTCTCGTCCGTGACTGTAGTAGCCATTTAGCTCTTAGCCTCTTTCTTTTCAGGCGCTCTATAGCGCCGGAGGTAAGCAATGGCCTTCTCCAAAGTTTCTATTGAATCGTCGAAATGCCCGAGCGAGACGTTACAACCGTGACACAGAAGACCGCGAATCTTGCCGCTACGATGGTCATGGTCAACATGGCGCGTGACTTCGTCGATTGGATTTTCACAGACACCACAACGAAATCTTTGATCACTAAGCATCCGGGCCAGGTCGCCGATCGTCAGACCCCACTTCTTTTTGAGCAAGTTATCGCGGAACCACATCGGTGATTCTGCGAGACGCTTAGTACGCCAGTTCTGAACTTTTTCGTTGACGTAATTCTTATAGCCTTCCGGGTCCGCTGCTTTGCGTTTCTCGCGATTTCGACGCGCCTTTTCTAAGCGGCTAATGCGATCGCGATAATAACGCGCGCGTTGTTCAGCGTTGCGCTTCTCTCGATAGGCCGGATCTTCGGCGTAGCGTCGTTCACACCAGCGCCGATGTTTCTCTCGATTTCGGGCTTTTCGTTCTTCGTCGGAAACTGGAGTCAGCCTCCTAATCGTTGATTCATCGGAACCAATCGACCGAAGGCTTGTCCTTGCGGGGCCGGGTCTTCCTCAGATCACCTGAGGCGTGCGGGTCGCTTTCGACCGGTCAGCGGGTCCGTTTTTGGATTATCCGCTCGAACTACCTAGTACGCTTTTCTGCCTGTTTGTTAAAGAGGTGGTAAAGGGCCGGTGCGGAAGCGTCACACCCTTGCGCATCCGGCGCCACGCCGCGAGGGCGCGTGCGAAGTTCAGGGTAAAGTTAGGGGGGCATGTACCTGACGCTTCAACTTCCGCCACGACGTTAATTACAACCTTGTCTTCGCAGTCGTTACACAAGACAAAGCTGTCGGTCGGCAGGCCGGAATCCTTGAGCTGCACCTCGACGAATCGGCCACAGCCTTTGAGGCCGCAAGGCAGGTTGACGATCATCACCGCGGTAGATTACCAGCCGCCACCCGAGCGAGACGATCCATCTCCTGCATCTCAGGACCATCCTTGCCGTTGCGCATCACCCGAGCGCGAAAGTCGGCATCGGCATTCAGTTCTTTCATCCGAGCCCGGGCACCCTCCGGCGTCATCCCGAAGGTCGGGTTGCCGCGTCCAGCTACAAATCGACCCTCGCCGAGCGACTCGCCAGCCTTGGCCATGACCTTCAGGAACTTCGCCGTGCCGATCGCATCTTCTATATTGCCCAGGACTTCGGCTAACTCAGCGTCATTCGTGATATTCAGCGCCGGCGCCACAATCTGCCGGGCGTATCGACGGCCCAGCTCCTCACGTTCCGTGAAGGTCTGCCCGGGCCACTCCTGGTGGAGTTTGGTCAGGTCGGCCTGTTCTTCGAGCGCCTGTGCGTTATCCTGAGCCTCGACCGCAGCCTTCATATAGGCGTTCCAGCCGGTGGCCAATTGGTCGACTTGGCTCTGGTTCATACCGACGCGATGAAGCAGTGGCGCCATCGTCTTCGCGAATTCCTCACCGCCTTCGACGGTTGGGATCCGATATTCCTCCGGCGTCTTCGGCCGGCCCAGACGATCGTAGACCGGATTCATATCGGCAACGCCTTCCGCGTTCGGCTGCGGTATGCGCACCAGTTGATCTTTCGGAACGCCGATAAGCTTCTCGGCTTCGCGCGCCGACTTCATCGCCGCTTCGGGATTTTCGAACTTCTTAAGTTCGGTCCAGCCGCGGAGATCGGCATCGCCGAAGTTGGCGTACCACGGTGCTGCCGCAGGCGTCGGCGCGGCACCATTATTAGTCGTTGGCGCCGTGCTCGGCGCACTAAGCGCAGGTTGCGTGACCGGCGGCGCTCCCGAAGGATTTCCGTTGCCCATAACGCCCTCCTTCAATTAATGGTCAAACGCCGTCCTGCCATTGCTTATCTGACGGTCGACCATTTCCTGGTAATCGCGATCGATCGCTACGAGATCGCGATCGTCAAGGTTCAGATAGAAATAAAACTGAAGCCAGACTTCCTGTCGACCTACTGCGGCGGCCGTAGCGGCGGCATCGAGACGCCCTTCCCGGTCATAACGTAAGGTCGACACGTCCGCGAAACAGAACGAGCGAAGGTGGCCAAGTACATCGATTGCTTCGGGCGTCGGCTTGCCCTCATCATCGAGCAAGAGTTTGCGGAAGGCTCGAGTTAACAGGGCATCGCGTCGGACTCGAGCCAGGCGTTGGAGAAGTCCGTTCACGTGGACTTGCCGGCGCGCTTGCGCACCGAGGTCTCGCCCACTGCCTGCGCGAACGCTGGCCCTCCGGTGTTCACACGACCGTAGAACACCGACTTGCCTTTGTCTTTGCCGTAGCGCTTGATAAAGCTAGCCATTATTGACTTGCCTTTTTTGGATACTGGCATTGCCGATCCTCCTACGTCCTGCCGGCGAAGACCGCTGCTGCTCGAGTCATTTGATTTTGATTTGAGCATTGGCAATTCTCTTTTCCTGCTCGACGCACCATTTCTCGATGCCGCGTGTGACTTCGACGGGAAGCTGGTAGCGCATCAAGGTGCGATTCAAATTCCGAACGCCATTGATAATGTCGATGGTAATCAGAATCTGGGCTTCCTCTGGCGTCATGACTTTTGTGGCTGCACTTCAGGCGGTGGCGGCGCTGCCGCTAGGTTCCGGCTGATGTAGTCGGCAACCAGCAGTAAGCTGTTTCGAATCTGGTACGGCGATAGCGCGGCGTCGAGATCGACAGCTACCTCGAGCGCGTGGTCCTCTGGCGCATTCCCTTCACCGATGCTGCCATCCTCATGGATGGAATAATATTTCATGTTCATAGCGATTGCTCCTGTTATGCCGGTGGTCCGCCAACTCCAGGTTGTGGCCCGGGTGAATTCAAAACCGTGGAACGCGCGGTCGCGAGATCCTTGGCCGCTGCGGCTGCCTGTGGCGCCGCCTGAATCATCGTCTGCGCATTCATCTGCTGTTGCTTCGCCGCCTGGATCTGCTGGATCTGCTCGGGCGATCGCATCACCTTGGCCGGCACCGCGTTGATCTCGGCCAGCTCGCGCGCAGTCGCTTCCGGATCGAACATGTCGAAAACTTCCGGATGACCAGCCTCCGCGAGCGGCGCCAGTTGCTGGAACGTCCGAAGAATGCCAACACCTTCTTCAGCCCGCTGATACGTATTGAGCGGCGACGAATACTCAATCTTGATCTGCCCACCAATCCGCATCAGCTCGGCCGGCATCGGCGGAAACTGATTAGCGTGACCGAGGATATCAATCTCACGCTGAATCAGCGGTCCGAGAAATTCGGATTGCTGCCGGCCCATCGTCGGCGTGAGCAACGCGCCCTTTTCCTGCGCGCGCTCGAGAACTTCGGTTGCCGTCATCTGTCCCGGGTTCTCAGCAAGAATCTGAAACAGCGAAACCAGGAACACATCATTTATAGACTTGCGCCGAACGTCCATCTTCTCTTCGGCAATGTCCGGCCGTACCCCGGTGATCAAAGGCGCAACCATCGGCTTGCCATCCGGTCCCATGCCGCCATAGTTCAACGCACCCGGACGCAGCGACCACCCACGCTGATCATCATCCGGAACCAGCAGCGGCGGCCGTACTGCCATGTGCGACGCCTCAATGTCGGTCCGCGACATCTCGTTCAACATCTTTATATCCGCCAACGAAGTCATCGCCGGCGATCGCCCATAAACTTCCCGCGGACCAACCACGTAGCGGCTGGTCGCATAGGGAAAAGTCCGGTAGCCACCATCAGCTACGATCTGTTTATGGCTGAGCGCAATGTAACAGGACTCGAACGCCATGCCCTTCGCATCCTTGCGCTCGAGGTCGGGATTGCGCCGCGGCTTCACCACGTGAAGAAATTCGTATTCGCGTTGCGGTGAGTTCTTCGCCGCGTCCGCAATGGCGCCAGGTACGTTATCGATGCCGAATTGCTCGACCGCATTGATGGCCGAGAATACGAACACCCGAAAGACCGTCTCGATCAGCCCGACGTGATTCTCGGCGAAATACAAATCCTGGAGATTGATCGCCCGATAACGCAGGTTCGATCCCAGGTCTTCATCCACGAATACCGATCCTGTCCCGAAGGCTCCGAGCCCAAGCATATTCTCGTGCGCCTGGCTGGCGAAGTTGGCCCGCGGCGAATACCGCGCCGCGAATAAGACATCATTGATTTCCTCGAGATACGCCCGAACGTCGCGGTTGTCTTTCAAGTTCGGATCGACCGGAACCAGGCGATGCCATTTCTGCGTCCGCGGGAACAACATCGACTCCATCGCCGCCGCGAAGCGCTCGAGCGCCTGCGGTGCCGTGCCCTCGAAGATGTATTCGGTCCGTCGTTCGGCCTGGGAAATACCGAGCGGCGAGCGCATGAAGATGTTCTGGTTGGGCAGAACGTGCCGAGCGACGTCGGCCCAGTAGGTGTCCCAGTTCGCGCGGATAGTCTTTAACGCTTCGAACTCGCGGATGTACAGACCAACCCGATCGTCATCGGCAGCGGATTGCGTGGTAGCCATTGGTTATTGGCCAAGGATTGCGGCCGTGCCGGTTCGGGTCTGCGCCGCAGCCGGAGCTCCGGCGGGTCCACCTCGAGACAAGACCGTCGCCGCATAGCCCTGGCGCATCCGTATCAGATTGGCCTTGTCGGCGGCCGCAGCAGCATCATCAATGGTCGGTGGCTTCGGCGGCGGCGCCGGCGGCTTCGGCGGTGATGGCATCATCGTGGAGCAATCTCCTACTTAAAGCTTCGGCAATTATATGGACTTTGTCGCCTACTACGGCAAGCGCTAAGCTACCGCGCTATGAACGACAAGAACCCTCGCCACCGCGGTACTCCCGAAGAGCGCAGACGCTTGTTCAGCCGCGCCCTATTGGAGGGCCGAAGTGCCCAGGACGCTTTGATTGATGCCGGCTTTAAGCTGACCACCCGCAAGGCCATCGCTTCAACCATCTCGAGCCTGCGCCGCCACCCGGAAATCAAAGCCATCCTCGATAGCGAGGAACGCGCCCAGCGAATCATCACCGCCGACACGCCCGCACGAGTCCAAGCCGCTATCTCGGGGATCGCGTTCTCGGATGTCGGCCAGCTGCTCAATAGCGACGGCACATTGAGACCACTCGACTCGATCGCACCCGAAGTCCGCAGCGCCATCAAACAGTTGATCATCAGCACATACACCGCGCCCGATGGCTCGAGCTCCACGCGCACAGTCAAGGTCACGCTCGAGAACAAGGTCGCCGCGCTTCAGACGCTCGGCGAAGTCGTCGGCCTTATCAGTCCCGAAGTTACGCAGGCCGCCGTCGCCCAGGCATTCCAGGTCAATATCCATCTCGGTGCCGAGAACGTCGCTGTCGGCCAGGAACGCAATCGGTTGGTCCGCCCGCAGCCGGCGATCGAGACCACGACGGAGCTGCCGCCTCGAGGCGAAACGCGCAACTAGTATCCCGCATGTATCCCACAAGCGATCGTCGCGCTCGAAAAACCCGCGCTATTGTTCTGCGTTCTGCTCGAGACGCAAGGATTATGTATCCTTTCAGCGGTAATCGACCTGAACTATTGCGATGCGTCGCGCACGTTCGATGAGCCAGCGACTATGGCCAACAGACTTACAGGCAAGTGAACAGTATCGCGCTGCTGGCGGATTCGGATTCGATCGAGTGCTGTTTCCCAGCTGGGCATAATACTGCGCGCGCTTAAACTGCTTGCCGCAGTTATCGCAAACAAGAGCGCTATGCGGGTATCGATGGGCGTTTCCATTAGGCCGCAGCGGTATGCCGGCACGCGCGAATTGAAACGCGATTGAGAAGTGATGGTTTACTCCGAGCTTGGCCGCGACTTTGCGCAATGACAGCCCTGAGTCGTATAGTTTTGCGGCTTGCCTTAAATCCACGAATGGAAAGCTAGCCGAAGGCGGTGCGGGCAGAAAGTGGATCGTCGACTCGAAGCGAAGGAGCGCCCATGAGTAATGTTGGCTACAGCTATAATCGCACGCCTCTCAAGCATGATTTGCTTAACGCGACGAGCGGACGGGTGGTATCGGCCACTCCTTGGGTAGCTGCGAACTTTCGAATGCCGTGCGAGAGCATCTTTTTGATCGACCTCACCGCTGGAGACGGAATCTCACATAGAGACGGATGGCCATGGTGGAGAGGTTGCTCACCAGGGCTGTTGACACATCATGGGCGACACCAGACCAGAGCGCCGATTGGACCTAAGCCGACATGGATCTGGCTGTTCGAGCGAGACCCTACCACCTACCAAACATTGCGTGAATCGCTCGCGCTTCATCTGCCGAACATGGGCTATGAGAGAGTGGAACTTGAGCGCCTCAAGAATGCGCAGGAACTTCGGATCGATGAATTGTGGCAAGGAGCCCCGATGGCGCGAGTGGTCACTTGCCAAATGGATTCGCGAGCGTTCGATTTCAGCCGCTTCAAAAAAGGGGACTGGCTTTTCGTGGTCAATGACCCCAATACGATCCACGACTGGGCGCTGTCGCACGAATCAGTTCTGACCGCAGTTAACCAAGGGGCAATCGTACAGATTTTTTCCACTATGGGGTGCAACGTCGGCGGCCTTCATCGCCTGATGTGGGAGAACGGCCGGGATATATGGCCGGGATATATGGAGGGTATTGAAGACATAGTCTGCGCTCGTCGCACCTTAGATGCGATTCTCATCGTTCTGGAGAAGGATTCTAGCCAATGGGCGTATCTCTTCACCGTACCGCACAAATGGCGTGCTGAAGCGATAGCCGAGGCCCAGCAGATCTCCAAAAAATACGAGATCGGCATTCAAGCTTTTTCATATCTGTACGACCAGAACGCCTATCGAGCAGCAAAAGATAAGCTGGTGAGAACGGCCAAGGAGTTGGCCGAATTGGAAGGGAAGCAAATGAAATTGGGCAATTTCGAAGAGGCGTAGTCATGAAATTGGGCAATTTCGAAGTGCATCCCGTCGCTGCCGCATTCCCGCAACTTCCGCCGGAAGAATTCATGGCATTGGTAAAGGACATTGAGCAGAAGGGTCTGCGTGAACCGATTGTTCTGGCTCCGGACGACAAAACTATCGTTGACGGTTGCAACCGCTATCGGGCCTGCATCAAGGCTGATCGCAAGCCGTCATTCAAGACTCTCTCAAGCAAATATGGCGAGGAAGAGATTCTCAATTACATCATCAGCGCGAACCTATATCGCCGGCATTTAAACGCCGGGCAACGCGCACTGATCGGCCAAGATGCATTGATTCCGGCGCTCACAAAGCTCGCCAAGGAGCGGCAGCGCCTGAGTCCTGGACGTGGCAAGGGAAAAGGTGTGCCAGATTTGGCACACCTTAATGGCGAACCGCGAGTCCGCGAGCAAGTCGCGAAGATGGTGGGCGTCAGCAATGGCACGATGTCGAAAGCTGCAGTGGTCACCGCGAACCCTGACCTCAAAGCGAAAGTTATAAGCGGGGAAGAGAGCATTGATGAGGCAGCCAAGCAGGGTAGGAAGCGAGCAGCAGCCCATTCCGAACCGAAAGTGGAAACCAGCAAAGAAACGATAACGCTGCTTACGCATGAAGGCGACCGAATAGAATATCCGCTGCCGAAAACCAAGCCGCATTTCAATCCGACCAACGAGTTTATCGGCTGGGCTGCGTGGTCTTGGAATCCGGTAACCGGATGCCTGCACAATTGCCCTTATTGTTACGCCCGCGAATTAGCGTTGCGGGATTCTTTTCACGCCAACTATCCGGTCGGATTCACGCCGTTGTTTCATAACGAGCGGCTGAGCTCGCCGGCTAATACCGAAGTGCCTGCCGATGCCAAGCAGTATCCGACCAAGGGCCGTGTGTTTGTTTGTTCGATGGCTGACTTATACGGCCGCTGGGTGCCACAGGAATGGATTACTGCGGTTCATCAAGCCTGTAAGGACAATCGGCAATGGGAATATCTGATGCTGACCAAGTTCCCGCAGCGATATCTGGAATGCGACGATCTGCCACCGACGGCTTGGTTAGGAACTTCGGTCGATGAACAGAAGCGGGTTCGTATAGCGGAAGATGCCTTCCGGCAAATCAAAGGCGTGCGGGTGAAATGGCTCTCGCTCGAGCCGCTGCTCGCACCGCTCAAATTCACTGACCTGAGCATGTTTGACTGGATTGTAATTGGCAGCCAAACACAAACTGTGCAGCCAAATGGCGTAGTGGAGGCATTTGCTCCACCGTTTGAATGGGTCGCCAAGCTGGTGGCACAGGCTCGCGAGGCTGGCTGCAAAGTATTCCTGAAACAAAACCTGCTAGGCCGAACCGACGAACAAGCGCCTGGGATGACTCTGCCGCAGGAAGCGCCGAAAGGGTCACGATAAAATCACGATAAAAACATGACTTGAATATTGTCCGTTTGCTTAGCGTCCATAGATAGGATAATGCTTAGCAACGGAGTTGAGTCATGAAGTGGATCGCCTATCTCGGATCGATAATCGTGGGCACATATCTGGCTTTTGTTGCCCTGCGCGCTCCTGCGTTGGCCACGCCGGTTTGTTCAATGCCAGCTTGGCATTTGGTTTTTCCGCCGGTGCAAGGCGACGATAGAGTCGAGGTTCCGGTCTTCGATTCACAAGCGCCCACCAACCAATGGAATAAAGCGGTGGACTATTTCCCGACCATTGGTGAGTGCCAGCGGAATTTCTTAAAGCAGTCCGCGAGCGACGAACTCGAATGGTCGGCGAAATTTCCGCACGCTAAGGAATTCGAGCAACAGCTTCGCGCCACTGGACAATGCGTCTGCGCCGACGACCCGAGGTTCAACTGATGCGTAAGCTACTACTGGTCTTGCTCGCGGCCGCATGCGCCTCGGCGTGCGGACCATCGAACTTCCAGCGCCAGGCCCAGCTCGACCGCATCAGCTGCGCGAACGGAATGCAGGTCTCTTGCATCGACTACCAGGCGGATTTGCAGCGCCAGAACCTGGCGATGGCAGCTCTCCTGAGTCAGCCGACTCCGACGTTCCAGTACACGCCGGCGGCTTCGCCAACCTACCAACCCTTCCAGCAGCACTTCGCGACGATTCCACCGATGCAGCATGAGTCGTATGGGCTGGCGATCTATTAATGAACGAAGAGGAGCTGCGGCTAGAACTTTATGAGCATCCAAATCGACAAATTCCGCCAAGAGATGCGCTGGCAGCCGTGGGTTGCGCTCGCCACTATCTTAGCTAGCACCGCAGCGATAGCCGGGATCATCCTCGCCGTGGCGCATATCATTCACTGACACCGGCATGAGCATTGACACGCAGCTCGAGCAGATCAACCGGCGCATCACCTTGGTGCAGTGGATGCTGGTCCTAACGATCATCAGCATCGTCGCCAGCCTAATTCTGTTGTCTAAATGACGTGACCTAAACCGAGGAGGATGAGCGCGAAGCTCATAGAAGGATGCGCCGTAAATGACCACTGACGAACATGAATTGAACCTGCGCGAGCAGTTGATCCACATCGATCAGATGCTGGCCGATATCGAACATACGCGCCAAGCAACCCATTGGGCAGGGTGGCAACTAGTGTTTGCCGGGATGACGGCGAGCGCAGCGGTGTTCGCGTCCGGTGCCGCAGTCGGTGCGCTGCTGATCAAACTTTACCTAGGATGAAGATCGAGAACATGAAGGCAGACACCCATTATAAGCTCACCATGGCCGGCTTTGAGTTTTGGAAGGTGTTGATTGCAGGTGTTATAGCCGCAGCCGCCATTGCCGGCGTGCTGGGCTACAAACTGGGCTCGATTCCGCCGGCACCGATCGTCATTCAACAACTGCCGCCGCCCAAATGAAGGTCCGCCGCCTCGATAAATCGAAGGAGCCGCTGGGCTACTGCAACGACTGCCACAACCGGGCGGCGATTGAGATTACT